GGCTTATAGGTATAAGTTTAGAAACCAAGTATTAGCTAGAGATAGCTACACCTGTTATTACTGTGGGGCAGATGCAGACCAAGTAGACCACGTTATACCTGTAAGTAAAGCCCCAGAGTTAGTAATGAGCTTTGATAATGCTGTGGCCTGTTGCAAGCGCTGTAACGTATCTAAGGGCAATAGATCTCAAGGCGTTTTTTTAGCTAAGAAGGCTACCCCCCCTGTCTTTTCTGGCAATTTATCCCCGAAAACGGACATAACGCCACAAAGCGGGCCTTGTTTGGGCCAGCCTGAGCAAAGCCTTAACTAATGACTAGCAAACCTAAACAGCCGCTCCGGGGGCTAGCGAAACCGCGCCTGCATAACGTTTTGTTATCTGGGCCTACACGCGGCGGCGAGGTTGCAGAGCTAGCAGAGAAAATAGGGCTGCCGCTTTTACCCTGGCAGCGCCTAGTGCTAGACGATATGCTCACAATAGATAAAAATAAAATGTTCGTACGCAAGACCTGCCTTGCCATCACAAGCCGTCAAAACGGAAAGACACATTTAGCGCGTATGCGTATATTAGCTGGCCTGTTTTTGTTTAATGAGCGTAACCACATAATTATTAGCTCCGCTAGATCTATGGCCCTTACTACCTTTAGAGAAGTAGCTAATGCAATAGAGGATAACCCAGAGCTAAAGAAGCAACTAAAAAAAATACTTTATACAAACGGTAACGAGGCTATAATCCTAAAAAGCGGGGCTAGGCTAGATGTAAGAGCTGCTACACGCGACAGCTCGCGCGGTGCTAGCGCTGACTTCTTGTTTATAGATGAGCTACGCGAGATAACACAGGAAGCCTTTGCAGCTGCTACACCTGTTACCCGCGCTAAGCCTAATAGCCAAACCTTGCTAGCAAGTAATGCTGGTGATGCCTTTAGCACTACGCTAAATGAGCTACGCGAGCGCTGCCAGGCTAACCCGCCGCCGTCTATGGGCTACTACGAATATAGCGCCCCGCCATTTTGCGCCCTAGATGATCGTAAAGCGTGGGCAGCTGCTAACCCGGCGCTAGGCATACTAATAACCGAGGATGCGCTAGCCGAGGCGCTTACCGTGCAGACTACAGAGCAATTTAGGACAGAGAGCCTTAGCCAATGGATAGACAGCCTACAAAGCCCCTGGCCGTTTGGCGCTGTTGAGGATGCAAGCGACATAAATCTAAAAATGGCCCCTGGCCCGCTTACTGTATTTGCCTTTGATGTAAGCCCTAGCCGCCGAGATGCCAGCTTAGTTATGGGCCAAGTATTGCCTGACGGCAAGATAGGCGTGGCAGTACTAGAAACCTACAGCTCACAGGTAGCAGTAGATGAAATAGTTATAGCAGCTAGTATAAAAAAGTGGTCAGATCTGTATTACCCGCGTTTAGTCTGCTACGACAAATACACTACTGCCAGTATCGCGCAAAGGCTACAAAATGCAGGCGTACAGACCCGTGATGTATCTGGACAGAGCTTTTATACTGCCTGTAGCGATATGTATGATGCTTTAGTTAATAACAGGCTAAGGCATAGCGGGCAAGATGCTTTAATACAGCAAATGGCTAACTGTGCAGCTAAACAGACCGCGGATGCGTGGCGTATTGTAAGGCGCAAGTCTGCCGGGCCTGTAGATATACCTATAGGGCTAGCTATGGTGATACACATAATGGCTCAACCTGTAGCTGAGGCTAAGGTATACGCCTAGACACGCCCAAAGCGTATGGTAAAGATATACTTGACGTTTAGGTAATAATACGCTCTATGGGATTACTGCAAACTATAGGCCTGCGTAAAAAAGACGTAGAGGCGCAATTATCGCCGCCTATTATGCAACAAACTTACGGCGCGGGTGTTTATACGTTTGGCGGTTTGTATAATACAAATGGCATACCGTTTATAGATAGAAACTTAGCGTTACAAGTACCGGCAGTAAGTAGATGCCGTAACTTAATCTGTGGAGTAATTGCAAGTATAGATTTAGAGCTAATACAAAAAAGTACAGGCCGTAAATTACAAACGCCTGTTTGGCTAGATCAACCAGATATTAGACAACCGCGTAGCGTAACAATTAGCTACACGGTAGATAGCCTGTTGCTATATGGCGTTGCTTATTGGCGCGTTACTAGCTTGTATGAGGAGGACGGCAGACCTAGCGGGTTTGAGTGGGTAGCTAATACGCGCGTTACAGTAACTACAGACCAGTACGGCGATGAAGTTGACTATTACTCTGTAAACGGGCAACGTGTACCAGATAGCGGCGTAGGATCTTTAATTACTTTCCAAAGTTTATTACCCGGCGTATTAGAAACCGGCGGGCGCACAATACAAGCGGCGTTAGATATACAAAAAGCGGCAAGCGTTGCAGCTGCTACGCCTATGGCTACAGGGTTTATTAAGAATAGTGGGGCAGATTTACCAGAGGCACAAATTAGCGGCCTACTGGCAGCGTGGAAGGCCGCGCGTAATTCACGCAGTACGGCTTATTTAACTAGCACCTTAGATTATCAAACTGTGGGTTATTCACCTAAAGAAATGATGTATAACGAGGCATCACAGTACTTAGCTACAGAAATAGCCAGGTTAATGAACGTGCCGGCATATTACATAAGCGCGGATATGAATAACTCAATGACTTACCAAAATATTATAGACGGGCGCAAAGAGTTTGTAGCTTACTCATTACAGCCGTTTATTAGCGCTATAGAAAACCGTTTGAGTATGGACGATGTAACACGCCGCGGTAATCAGGTTAGGTTTGCGTTAGATGAAACGTTTTTACGCGCTGATACTTTGGCACGTTTGGAAGCTATAGAAAAAATGCTTAATTTAGGTTTAATAGATCTAGAGCAAGCGCAAAGTATGGAGGAGTTAAGCCCAACCGGACTAACAGAGAGGCCCACAAATGTTATTAACGTTTAGCGGCAATATAGAGGCAGTAGATAACGGCGATAGGCGCACAATTAGCGGCAAAATTGCGCCGTATGGAGAAGTAGGCAACACAAGCGCCGGGCGCGTAGTGTTTGCAGAAAACTCTATAACCGTGCCAGAGCCAAGCAAAGTAAAACTTTTAATGCAACACGATAACAGCAAGCCCGTAGGCCGTATGCAAAGCGTTACCAGTAATAAGACCGGGCTATATGCCAGCTTTAAGGTTAGTGCTAGCACAAGGGGTAGCGATGCAATTCTGCTTGCACAGGAGCAATTAATGGACGGGCTTAGTGTAGGCGTTGAGGTAGATGACTCACGCCAAGAAAAAGATTATCTGCTAGTTACGGCTGCTACCTTAAAAGAGGTATCTCTAGTAGAGAGCGCTGCATTTCCAAGCGCTGCCGTGTTAAAAATTGCTGCACAAGAAAACGCAGTAGATCCAAACCAACCCAAAGAAACTAAAGGAGAAACCGTGGACAAAGCCCCGGACGAAATGGCAGCGGAAGGCACTTATTTGCCGGACGGTGCAACAGTAACGCTAAAGAGCGTTAGCTATAAAGATGATGAGGCCGCGGGCGCTACCGAACCGGTAGAAGCCGCGCGCAGAATTATTAAGCCAAGTGCATTAAACTCACAAAGAGTACGCACACCTATTACAAGTATGGGCGCTTACACAGAGCATAAAATTAAAGCTGCTCTAGGTAATGAGGAGTCAAAATTATATGTAACAGCTGCAGATGATAGCTGGACTACAAACCCTGCATTTAACCCAACCCAGTATCTATCAGAGTTTGTTACTAATACACGTTTTCCACGCAGCGCGGTAGATGCCTGCTCTAAAGGCGTATTGCCACCTAAGGGCAACACAATTAACGTGCCTGCACTTGTAGACTCAGAGGGCGGCCTTTCAGGTGTAGCACCTGTAGTAACCGTTGAAGCTGAGGCCGGGGCTGTAGCCAATACAGGTATGGTAACCCAGTATTTAACCGGTACTGTAAATAAGTATTCAGGTATGAATACGCTTTCTGTTGAGTTGCTAGAGCGCACAGATAATCCACAATTCTTTGCAGAATTGACTAATCAGCTCCAAATTGCTTATATGAACGCAACAGATCAAGCGGTAATTACTGCAATTAACGCAACAGGCTTTACAAGCACAGGCGTAGCAGCTACAGCAGCAGGTTTAATTTCTTACACCGCGGAAAGTACCGCTAACGTTTACAAAAACAGCGGATATTTTGCACAAAACTTTGTAGGCAGCACCGGTATCTATAACCTGCTATTAGGTGCAGTAGATAGCACAGGCCGCCCAATTTTCAACGCTTACCAGCCAAACGCGGCAGCACTTGCTAACGCCGCCGGTATGGTAAGTAATAACTCTGTACGCGGTAACGTATTAGGTCTAGATCTTTATGTAGATAGATTTATGACCGCTGGAGTTAATGATAACTCTGCGTTTATTCTTGCGCCAGAGGCATTTACTGTTTATGAAAGCCCACAGGCTTATATGAGCGTAAACGTAGTATCAAACCTACAAGTACAGGTAGCTATTTACGGCTTTATGGCAACTATTGCCAAGATCCCATACGGTATCTGCCGCCTAAATATCAGCTAATAAATAACTAATAGTCTGGTAGGGCCTTAGCCCTTTGGCTCTGCCAGACCTACAAAGAAAGGTACAAATATGCCAGCTACTTACGTTACAGCTGCTACGTTAAAAGCATCTTTAGGCGTTGGCACTTTGTACGATAGCTACACTTGGATAGAGGACACTTGCCAAGCGGCACAGGATCTAATAAACGGTTTTCTATGGTTTGACTCTGCACCTGTAGTTGGGACAGCGTTAGTAAGTAACGTAGCTACAGTAATGATAGCCAACCCCGGTCTATTTACTACTGGTCAAACCGTCACAGTAGCCGGGGCTGGCGCTACTTTTAACGGCAGCTACACAATTACTAGCACCTTACCTTTTAGCTCTGGTAGCACTAGCCTTTTACCAGCATTTAATTTACAGCTTAACTATTATCAATACCCACAGGGTTATAGCTTTATACAATATGCAAAAACAGCTAGTAATCAAAACTTTAGGCGCGTAGTACCTAGCGGCACTATGACGGGTGAGGATACAAAGACCGCAAGCTACGCTAATACACCTGCAATTAACGCTGCCGCTTTGATGATAGCTGAAAATATTTGGACTAGCCGCTTTAGCACACAGGCAGGCGGCGTAAGCGTAGATGGCTTTAGCCCTAGCCCATTTAAGATGAGTAATACCCTTATGGCATCTGTACGCGGCCTGCTAGCGCCGTATCTAAACCCTAGCGCTATGGTCGGATAATGCCAGCCGCGATAACTACGCTTAGATCTACTATAGCCGCTGCACTAGCTAATAATGCGGTTTGGTCTACCTTTAGCTTTCCACCTAGCACAATAGTAGCTAACAGCGTGGTAGTAGCGCCGGCAGACCCTTACCTAACACCTAGCAATAATTCTTACGCAAGTATCGCGCCGCTAGCTAATTTTAAGATTATTATGACCGTGCCAATGTTTTCTAATGAAGGCAACCTGCAAGGCATAGAGGATACGATAGTAGCCGTGTTTGGAAAATTAGCAGCTAGCTCTATTGTATTTAACGTTACCGCTGTATCAGCTCCTAGCGTATTGGCGCTGCCTAGCGGTGATTTGCTTACAAGCGATTTACAAATATCCGTACTAACGAGCTGGAGCTAAAATGGCACTAACAGATGAGGATAAAGCGTTTCTAATCAAGATAGGCCAAGAACTGCCTAAAGAGGTTAAAGAAACAAAGCAAAAAGCAGCACCCGTAGAAACAACGACAACAGAAACAGAGGTATAACTAATGGCAATTTTTCTTTCTAACGGCGTAGTAGTCACGCTGAACAGCGTGGCCCTGTCGGATCACGTTACTAGCGCAACTATCAACCGTAGCTTTGATGAGCTTGAAGTTACAGCTATGGGCGATACAGCTCATAAGTTTGTAAAAGGTCTAGAGGCCAGCACTATCACGCTTGATTTTCTAAACGATACTGCTTCAGCTAATGTACTTGCAACCTTACAAGCTGCGTGGGGTACTACTGTACCGCTAACGCTAAAACAAACAAACGCGGTAATATCTGCAACTAACCCAGAATATCAAACCACAGTATTAGTTAATAACACTACAGACATAAACGGCGCTGTTGGCGATATTTCTACACAGAGCATTACATTTACTTGTAACTCACCTATCGTAGTAGACACCACACCATAACTAAAACAAAGGGGCAACAATGGCACAGCTTAAAATAACAAGGGCAGACGGCAGCGTAAGCGAGCATAAGATTACGCCCCGTATTGAGTATGCCTTTGAGCAGTATGCTAAAAAAGGTTTTCACAAAGCCTTTAGAGATGATGAGAAGCAAAGTGATGTTTACTGGCTAGCCTGGGAGTGCTTACGCACTAGCGGCGAAGTAGTAAAGACATTTGGGGCAGATTTTCTAGAAACCTTAGCTAAAGTTGAGGTTTTAGATGATGACCCCCTGGAATAGTTGGGCGCGGTAGTTTTGGTTATCTAATTGCACAAGTTGCAGTAGAAACCGGAATACCGCCCCAATACTTGCTAGATCTAGATGATGTGATGTTTAAGAATATATTAAAAGTTTTAACAGATAAAGCTAAGGCGGTGCAAGATGCCAACAGAGTTAAGAGGCGCTATTGAAGCGCGCAAAGCATTACGCAAGTTTACGCCAGAATTATCTAAAGAATTGCAAAAAGAAATGGTGGCTTTATTAAAACCTATAGTCACAGTTGCCCGCGGTTTTATACCTGCTACTGTTTTAAGCGGGTGGAGTAAGGCAGAGGCTAGCGATACTAAATATAGACAATTTCCGAGATTTGATGCAGCTGCCGCTAGGAGAGGCATAGGTTATAGGACAGCGCCTAGTAAAGTTAATAGAAACGGTTTTAGAGCTTTAGCGCGTATAGCTAACGTAAGCGCTGCCGGTGCTATTTATGAAACTTCCGGGCGGCTTAACCCACAAGGCAGACCACAAGGGCCTGTAGTAGACCGTTATATAAATGGCGTATACGACAAGACCACGGCAACCGGTAAACAATATTCTAAGAGCTTGAACCCTAACGCTGGTAAACAGTTTATAGATGCCCTAGATGCCACAGGTAAAATAGTAGATGCTAATAATCAAACAGGCGCGGGGCGTAGGTCTAGAAAGATGAGAGGCCGGGCTATCTATAGAGCGTGGGCTGAGGACGGCGGCAAGACTAACGCAGCTGTAATTAAAGCTATAGAAAAAACTAAGATTATATTTAACAATAATTTTAGGGCGGTTGCATAATGGCCGTAGATCCACAAGTAGTAGTAAATATAGCTAGTGAGTTCACAGGTAAAAAAGCGTTTACACAGGCAGAAACAGCAACTACTAAACTTGGTAAAACTACAAAAAACTTAGGCAAAACTTTAGCAAAAACGTTTAGTGTAGCTGCTGTTTTAGCGTTTGGTAGAGCAGTAGCTAGGGCGTTTAGTGATGCACAAAAAGAGGCTGCATTATTAGCTAATAGTTTGGACTCAATAAACCTAGCGTTTGCTGCACCGTTTATAGGGCAATTTTTAGACAAGCTAGCCCTAGCTACAGGCAAGGCAGGCGGTGATTTAACTAATGCGTTTATAAAATTATCACAAGCTACAGGTGATGCAACTACAGCACAAAAATTATTACAGACAGCTTTAGACATAAGCGGAGCTACAGGCAAAGATTTACAAAGCGTAAGCGTAGCTTTAGGTAGAGCATTTCAGGGTGAAACTACAGCGCTAGCAAAATTACGCATAGGTTATACAACAGCAGAATTACAAGGCGTAAAGTTTGATGAATTATTAAAATTACTAAATAGTAGGTTTGGCGGCGCAGCTGCTAAAGCTGCCGACACTTATGCAGGTAAGTTAGCAAGAATAGGACAAGCGGCAGATTTAGCTAAAGAAAAAATAGGTGAAGGTTTTGTAGATGGGCTTGAAGAGTCAGGCGTTAGCGTTGAAGAGTTTCAAGAAGCAATAATAAACTTGGGTACAAATATAGGCAGAGCTTTAGGTAAAATTACAGCGTTTGCAAGTAAAATAGGTGAAGAGTTTGATAAATTAAAAGATAATCCAGTAATTGCTTTAATGTTAAAAATCTCAGAAACTATAGGAGCATTAAGAGGTTTAAAAAATCTCGGCGGTTTATTTGATTCTGGCCCAGCTGATGACCCTGCAAAAATACGCTCTGCTGCACGTCTTAGACGTCAAATCTATAGACAAGAACAAGAAAATCTTAAAAAAAATCTAACATTAACAAAGGCATTAACTAAAGAAAAGAAAGACCAATTAGCCCTAGATAAGGCTGCCTTAGCTTTAGGCAAAGGTGAAGGTATATTTGACCTGGATAAAATACAGGTACAGGCAGCGCTACTAGCTAAGCAAGATGAAATAAACAAGCTAGGCGTAAATGCTACAGATCAGCAAAAATTACAATTAGCCAATGACTTAACCCGCTTATCTATTAAAAAGACTATGGCAGAGCTAGAGGAAGCTATAGCCGCCAAAGATGTAGAGGCTGCTACACGCCTTGCCAAAAAACTTAATTTAGACTTAGCAATACTAGGCGCTTTGCAGGGGCAAGAGTTTAAGTTACAAGACATAAATGATATTTTAGAAAAGTTTAAGCCTAAAAAGCTTATAGATTTAGATAACTTAAATGAAGCATTATTATTACTTGGTAAAATGGCAGGCTTAAAAATAAACCCTAATTTAGGCGCTACACCGATTACACCTATTACCCCTATTACTCCTAATGTACCAGCTAAAGTGCCTGCTACTAATGTGGCTGGACAGATAGCAACATTAACTAATTTACGCGCTGCTACTAGCACAGGTACGGGTATTAACTTTTTACTAAAAGAGCAGATAGATACGCTTACAGATGCTATGAGTACTAACGCCCTAAATGCTCTAGGTGATGAGCAAGCAAGATTAAGAGCTATGGGCGCATTTGATACACCCGGCATAGGCGCGGGCTCTAGCTTTGACCCTAGCCGCTTCCGTATGGGTGATAACTATGTAACAGTAAACGCAGGGGTAGTAGGTAGTGAGGACACAATAGCGCTAGCAGTACAAAAAGCTATATTAGACCTAGAACGTAAAGGTGACCCGTTGCGTTACACCGGTGGCCTATGACCTTGCCAGTAATAAACGCTGTTATTAACTTTAGCACCGGGCCTAGTTTTGCCCAGGCTCTTATTTTAGATACAGGGATACTAGATACGAACGTGCTAGCAGATAGCGCGGCAGTAATTGTAGATGTATCTAACGTAGTAGATACAATACAAACCAATAGAGGCCGTAACCCACAGGCCGACCAATTCCAGACAGGTACGCTAACTATGCGTATCGTTGATCAAAACGGCGATTTTAACCCACAAAATACTAGCGGCCCTTATTATGGCTTGCTAGACCCTATGCGTAAAGTGCAGATAACAGCTACTTACGCTAGTACTACCTACCCTATCTTTAGCGGGTTTATTACTAGCTACACTACTACTACACCTAAAAACGCAGATGAGGTTACTTATACCACTATTACGGCGGTAGATGCGTTTAGACTTGCCCAAAATGCACAAATAGCAACGGTAGCAGGGGCAACCGCTGGAGATCTGAGCGGTACGCGTGTTAATCAAATATTAGACCAAATAGGCTGGCCTAGCTCTATGCGTGACGTAGATGCAGGGCTAACTACAATGCAGGCAGACCCTGGCACAGCGCGTACTAGCCTTGCAGCTCTTAACACAGTAACCCTAAGTGAGTACGGGGCTTTCTATGTAGATGCTGCAGGCTCATTTGTCTTTCAAGATAGAAACGTTACCACGGCTAGCATAGGCGGCACACCTACCGTGTTTAACGATAACGGCACGGCTATAGGCTATTTTAACGCTGTTTGGCGCTTAGATGATACGTTGGTATTTAACGCGGCTAGCATTACCCGTACAGGCGGTACTACACAGGTAGCTACAGATGCAGCCAGTATTGCCAAGTACTTTACACACAGCTATAACCAACAAAACCTACTAATGCAGACAGACGCGGTAGCCCTAGATTACGCCCAAGCCTATGTAGCTAGCCGTAAAGAAACGTCTATAAGATGTGATGCCATTACCCTAGATTTATACACAGATAACTATAATGCCGGCATAATCGCCGCCCTAGATCTAGATTTTTTTGACCCTATAACTATTACTACCAACCAGCCAGGCTCATCTACTTTAACTAAAACTTTGCAGGTGTTTGGCGTGGCTATGGCAATTACGCCCAGCAGCTGGAAAACGACACTAACAACACTAGAGCCGATAATAGACGGCTTTATACTAGACTCAAGCATATACGGCCTGCTAGACACAGGCGTACTTGCTTATTAAGGAGATGCTATGGCAGCGGGCTTAGGATTTAAGACCTTTACCACAGGTGAGGTTTTAACTGCCGCGGATGTAAACGGGTATTTAATGCAAGGTATTTTAGTTTTTGCTAGTGAGGCTGCTAGAAACTCTGCTATAACTTCACCGCAAGAAGGCCAGTTTGCATACACCAAAGATAATAACAGCCTATGGTATTACACAGGTAGCGCGTGGGTTGCTAGCGGCGCAACAGGTGATATAGAGGGCATTACTACAGGCACAGACTCAGGGCTATCAGGCGGCGTTACCAGCGGTACAGCTGTACTTAGATTAAAACTAGAGTTTGATGCAGAAACAGGCACTACTTACACTTTAGTAGCAGGCAACCTTAATCAGCTAGTAACACTTAATAACGCTAGCCCAATAACTTTAACTGTACCGCCTAGCGTTTTTAGCGCGGGTGATGTAATAAACATAGCGCAGATCGGAGCAGGCCAAGTAACACTAGCGCAAGGCGCAGGTGTAACAATAACTAGCACAGGTGCAACTTCTAGCGCCCCTAAACTTAGAGCCAACAAGTCTGCTGCTTCTATTATCTGCACGGCATCAAATACTTTTTTGGTCGTAGGAGATATAGCGTAATGAGTTTATTGGGCATTATTGCTAGTCAAAATTATCCGCGAGGTATAACTGCTGATATTTTAGTCGTAGCTGGAGGAGCTGGTGGGGGTAGTGGTAATGCCAGCGGTGGTGGTGGTGCTGGTGGATTCAGAACAACGAACTTAGCTTTAAGTGGTTCTTTTACTGTTACGGTTGGAGCAGGCGGTGCAGTTGATGCTAATGGCTCTAATTCTGTTGCCAGTACTATAACTTCATCTGGTGGCGGTAAAGGCGGCTCAAATACAACAGGCACAAACGGCGGTTCAGGTGGCGGTGGCACAGGAAATCCAGATGGAACTACAGCAGGCGGTAACGGAAACGCTGGCAGCTATTCACCGTCAGAAGGTAACAATGGTGGGTCAGGCTTTGGTGCAGCTGGCGATAGAAATGGTGGTGGCGGTGGTGGTGCTTCGGCAGTAGGTGTAAATGCTGTTAGTGGTCAAGCAGGAAATGGCGGCGGAGGAACTGCTAATTCACTTTCTGGTTCATCAGTAACTTATGCAGGTGGCGGTGGTGGTGGTCGCAATGCCACTTCAAATAATGGTTCTGGTGGCGCAGGCGGCGGTGGAGCTGGTGGCCTAAGTAATTCTAATGCAGGCAATGGAACAGTAAATAGTGGTGGTGGTGGTGGTGGAGTTGGAGGTGGTGGTAATTCTGGAGGTAGCGGCGGTTCTGGTATTGTAATTATTCGCTATGCAGACACCTTAGCAGACTTAACTTCTATTGGCGGCACTTTAGTTCATACAAAAACAACTGCTGGAGGTTACAAAATATATCAATTTACCGCAGGAACAGGAACGGTTACAGTTTAATGGCACATTACGCATTTTTAGATGAAAACAATATAGTCACTGAAGTAATTACTGGTCGTAATGAGTGGGAAGTAATTGATGGCATTTCTAATTGGGAAGCAGCCTATGGTGCAATTCGCAATATGGTATGTAAGCGCACTTCATATAATGGCAACATACGCAAACAATTTTGCGGAATTGGGTTTCAATATGACCCTGTGGCAGATGTATTTATAGCGCCACAGCCTTATCCATCTTGGTCGCTAGATGCTGACCATAATTGGCAACCACCAACGCCAATGCCCACAGAGGGCAGATGGTATTGGAGCGAGCCAGAGCAGGCTTGGATAGATGCTACAGAGCTATAACGGCTGGCCTGCCAGTAAAGACCCGGCAGAAATTGGCATAAAAAGTTATGCAGTACCCGGCACTAATAGAAAACTTAGATGCGCCGAGGCTGTAGCACCTTTGCTCATAGGTTTTGCCGCTGAGTTTCACGCGCTAATAGAGCCAATAGATGAGGGCGAGTGGGATGAGTGGGGCTACGCATTTAGAGATGTTAGGGGCGTGGTCGGTAAACTTAGCTGCCATAGCAGCGGTACAGCTATAGATCTAAACGCTACTAAACACCCGCTAACTAAGCGCGGTACATTTCCAGCTGAGAAAGTGCCAATGATTAAGGCGCTATGTAAAAAGTACGGGCTAACCTGGGGCGGCGAGTGGACCAGGGCAGATGAAATGCATTTTGAGGTAGCTGTAAATGAGGCTAAAGCTGCCAAAATAATACTAAGGTTAAGCAAGGGCAAAACGCAAGGGGCAGAGCAGGTAGAACAATGAATAGAAAGCAACTAGAGGCAGCGGCCTATAGTTACGGGCGCGCGGCTTTAGCTAGCGTTGCAGCCTTGTACCTAGCAGGCATAACAGACCCTAAAGTGTTGGCTAATGCTTTTATAGCCGCTTTTATTGGGCCAGTATTAAAAGCTGTACAGCCTAATGAAAAGCAATACGGTATAGGCGCAAAGTGACTAAGGCCCTACTAGGGGCGCTGCTTTGTATAACGCCCCTAGTGGGCTGTGGTTATGACGGGTGGGTGCGCTATCCTTGCCAGAATTATGAAAACTGGGAAAAGCCCGAGTGCAACCCGCCCCAATGCGAAGCTACAGGCGTTTGTACTAAAGACCTTATTAGGATCAACGATTAAACCGGCAAGGCGGCTAAGCCCTGAGGACATACACGCCCGCTTAATCTTTTTTATAGGCGCTGTATTAGCTGTAACTTTTTTTACTATTACCTTTGGCGCTGTTTATGCCCTGGTATTTGTAACACAGCCTATAAATGCACAGAGTCCTAATGACCGTGACTTTATACAGTTGCTACAGACCCTAGCCATATTTTTAACGGGTGCGCTAGGCGGGGTGTTAGCTGGTAATGGGCTAAAGTCTAAGGCTGATAAAGACACAAAGAAAGACACGCCGCTAGAAAGCTAGCAATATGTCGCAGGCATAGGTCATACTTTTACTACACGCTGAGAGGGCTACTTAGCAGGTAGACCTAACAGCCATAACTAAAGGGGCTGTATGTTAATAGATCTAGCAGTAATTTTATTTACGGTGCTAATGGTTGGTATGTTTATGTTAGCTGCCTATCGCACAGGCTACCGCGAGGGCCACGGTGACGGTTATCTACGCGGTAAAAATATTTCTAAGGCGCTAAGAGAGGCCAATAAATGAGCAATTTCTTAGAGGGCT